GGAAGCGTTTTCCCACATCAACTGTGAATATTGATCACTCTGCATAGTGATACTTTCACTAACTGGTGCCAAGATTTTTGAGCCTGGGAATTGTGTTGTGCCATCTGTGCCAAAAGTCCAGGTTTGTGTAGTACCAGCATCTTTAACAACTTTGATTTGAGCATTTCCGTAATCAAATTTTAGTTCGCCGCCGCTGCCACCGCTCACGCCTCCGTTGTGTTTCAATGTTACAGTATGTCCCGGAGGGTTTGTATTAAACGCAGTACCTATTGAGGTATCCCCTGCAAGCACCGTTGGCAATGTTGTTGTGCCATTTGTACCAAAGGCCCAGGTGTAGTTATTCTTGACAATGTTGGCAGAAATATTACCAACTACCAGATCATCATAAACAGCATTAGTAAAGTCAACGGTGTTACCAGGCTGTGCTGTTACATTACTAAACAGTCTCCAGTTGCCAGCACTGGCATCACGTACCAATCCGGTATGCTGGAGATTGCCTGCTACTGTGCGATGACCAACAAAGCCCAGGTCTAGCGTATCAGCCGGATTGGCGTCTGCTATCTGTAGGATATTATCTTCAATTGTGTAACTGGTAGTATTAATAATAGTGCTGTTGCCGTTGACAACCAGGTTGCCACCCACTGTCAAGTTACCACTGGTTGATAATGATCCAATTACGCTAGATGAAAGGTATGTGTTTACATTGGCATTGGCATAAACTTGTGTTTGTAATGTTGCAATAGCAGTAGACTGTGTAGCAGCATTAGAATTGGCAAAAGTTTGATATGCACCTAGATTAGCATTAAACGTATTAATGCTGGTAGATTGCGTGGCTGCATTGCTATTGGCAAAAGTTTGGTATGCACCCAGGTTAGCGTTAAATGTATTAATGCTTGTTGCTTGTGTGGCTGCATTTGCATTAGCAAACGTTTGATATGCACCTAGATTAGCGTTAAATGTATTAATACTTGTGGCCTGAGTAGCCGCATTTGCATTAGCAAAGATTTGATACGCACCAACATTGGCTCTCAATACATCATCTGTACCACTGCCGCCACTGCCTGTTACTAAATTTCCATTGACTAATAAATTCCCATTACTGACAGTAATAGGAACGTTACCAATATAAATTGTGTTGTTACTGACCCACAAATCTTTCCATTGGCGGGTCGAGCTACCTAGGCTATAGGTCACATTGGCGCTTGGTATTATGTTGCTAGATATTGCTAATAAATTTGGTATCAATGCATTTGCTGCTGTTACATTGGCATTTAATAAATTGATCTGTGTTTGTTGTGTTGAGGCATTGCTTTGTAACGCAGTTATTGCTGCATTAGCAGCAGTGATATTTGATTGTATTGCAGTAATAGTAGAATCTGTTGGAATGTATGCCGCTGCATTGGTATTGCTATACGATCCAACTACTCCGCCTGCCACTATAACATTACCGCCGGTAGTTACACCATCATGTATACGTAAAGTTTTTGCTTGGGTGTCTACAGTAATTTCACCGTTAATGCCGGTGTAGGCTGCATTTTGTACAGTATTGCCTCTTTTGAATAAAACTTTTGTTACATTTACATTTGCTGTCATGGTAATTGTCCGCTATCAATAACAACCTCATTCAGATTAGGCGCCGGGCTGGTATCGGCGTAGTAAGCAGGAAGCACTTCTAAATCTATTGGTGCTGTCCAATTGGCGTCTACGTATATCACCCGCTCGCTGCCAGTGGCAGTTTCTATTGTTTTTAGTGTTAGTTTGTATAATCTTTGATCTAGACTGTTTACATCTGATTGTAAAACAGTAAAAGTTCCGCGCCCCCGGGCTTGATCAGTAAAAGTGACTGCATAACTGTAAGCAGTTATTTCATTCAATGAATCTTGAATTTCTGCTTCTAAACTGTAACCAGTCAAATTAACTGGTTTTTGATCCTGATTTAGCACAACAACTTGTAAGGTATTATCAATACCTTGATATATTTTGATAGGGCGACTGTACACGACTCTGTTCCTTGGTGAGAAAATACTCTGATCCCATATTTGGACCGTGACTGTATTTGGGTATAAATAAGCTAGAATTTGCATTATCTTGTATTTATTGAAAAATGGACGAACCTGATTACCAGCAACTTTTAAAAAAATATCCGTTCTTGACTTATCTCATATACGGCGGCAATGAATACATAGGCGTAATACAAAATCTTGACGAAGTAATTACTACAATTTACGATTACGGTGCGCTGAGAACTCTAGAGCAAAAACAACAGTTTCTAGAACTAGCAGAAACTTGGTGGTGGGAAAGCAACAGGCTGATACCTATCAATGTGTTTCTAAAAGCAGAATGGACGCCGTTTCGTAATGTTGTAAAAACAATGAACAGCAAAGATGTGGAAATCAAGTTTGGCCCGCAAGTGAGCCTGAAAGAAATTGCTGCCAAACGCAGCAAACGTAGATCAATTACTCTTGTTCGGAAGCTTGGCTGAGCAAGTTCATATTGACAGCAACAAGATGTGCATATCCCACTGCATGTGCCTTTTTAAAATAGTAGCTGTCATCTGCGGGTCGTTCCCACACAGTTTCTGCAACTTGATTCCAAGGTAGCCCAATCAAGTGTCGCTTGGCTGGTCTTATCACAGCCAAGAACATGGCCAGTCTTGGAATTGAGTTAACAGCCTCGGGCATTCGAATCAGTGTGTCATAATGTGCGCCTATATGGATAAGCTGGCTACAAAACTCTGCGTCATACAGTTTGTGCCATGCAGGCTCTTGCTGCATCATCTGTTGTAAATGTTGCTCGCTTTGGATTTGTTGATATAATCCAACATTAAGAACGTCTACTTTGATGTATCCTCGGTCTTCGGCTGCTTGGTAATCTATGCTGGCACGACCTGTAAATGGATCAACAGGAATTTGAGTAAAATACACACCGGTGTTATGTTTGTTTGTTTTACTGTCGCGAATGATACTGGCAGCAGTATGCTTGACTACAGAAAGAGCTTGATCTCTGTTGGCTACATCTATGTCGATGTCACTGGTAAATTTCATAGTCCTGCTTCGCCCAATACGTGCTTGCACCACTCTACATCGGCCACGTAATCCTTGAACTTACGATTCCAGTAATCAGGATCAATCCAAGGAAGAACAATGGCCAGATGCTCTGCAGAAATAGACTCAAGAAACTCAATGCCACTACGGCAGTTAAATACAATCCAAGGACTAGTGCGACCAGTGGTAATATGATGACAAATCCTATTATGGTTACCGTACTTAAAATAATGGCTGTAACTAGCAAGGCCACTATCTCCATTTGCGTATTCCTCCATGGTTTTGAGGCCGCGCTCGAGTGCGTCTTGCACTGCCTCCTTCTTAACATATTCATGTAACCATTCTTCGTAAAATTTATCCTGACACCAATGGTCTAATTTTTTATTGTTCTTTAGTAACCAAGCTGTATAGCTGTTGCTGTTAATACAGCGAATAGCAACCAAGTGTCTGCCGAACCGAACAAAAGCATTGTAATACGGACTTGCAACGAAATCCATATAGCTTTTAAGCTGTGCGCTACCTTGTGTGGTTTCATAAAATTGTAGATACGCTCTAAGTCCAAATTGTACTCCTGTTTCGGTTTCTTGTTGCCAACGTCGTTTGGGCTCGCACAGGTGAGCTGTGAGTGTGCTTTCTTTTCTAAACTCGCGCTCACAGTATTTACACTTAAAGTTCGGACTTGATTCTTCTATCATCCCACCCATGATCCTTGGCCAATTGTTTTAGATCAGCTACTGTATTGATTTTCGCCAACAACTCCAGTTCATCTTCGCTGTATGTGGTATAAATTTGTTTTAGGAATTTTACTGCCTTGCTATTGCTGCCTTCGCGTTTCTTTTGCTTGATCCATTCATGCCTAAATGATCCCATACCCGGACTCACTGTGGTAGCCGACAACCATTGCAATTCTGGATGTCGTGCTAGATCAAAAAAATGTTTATTTAAATTTTCGTTACAACTCAACAAATAATACTGTTGTAATTCTGTGCTGCCTTGCACACTGCTGCCCCAACGAATCATCAGATAATTACTGAACTTTTTACGCTCTTCGTCTGTTAGATCTTTATAAAAATTGCGATCTTTGTTGTCAAAAGCTCGCATTTCGTTGGCAATGTTTAGTTTATCCATTATAAAATTCTCAGGTGGTTTTCAAATGTGTGCATATTCATGTATATGTTCTCCATTGACTAATTGAGTATAATCCAGTGGGATAGTTTGGCACTTGATCTTGTTTATAACATAAAAGAATATCACCGGCTATTGACAAACGCAATTCATTCTGTGTCTCACTTGCTTTTTCTGTGTAATGTTTGACATTGCTGGGAAACAAAAATAATTTGCCTTGTTCAGGAACAAAACTCCAGGTCAAACTATTTAATGCATTGTAATTTTTTATCAATGTTTTTACTTTACTATCGCGTTGATCAGCAAATGCTCCATGAAAAGGTTCGTTAGGATTTCTATCCATAAAAAAAGCTAACAAGTCTGAATTGATTGGCGCAGTTACATAATAAACAAACGAGTAATGACTTGTTTCATGCATGTGTAAAGGAAGACTACTATTTCCATCAAGAATGGTAAGCCAAGTTTTTGAGATCATTATGTCAAAAACACTGTGATCAAAATCTAGTGCTTCAAAATGTTGTATGCACGAATCAGATACAAATTTAAATAAAGAGTAAAAATCTGGATCGGTATGTATGTCATTGATACCAGTAACTTCACCAGAATAAAAACTGCCGTCTGGCTCATCAACAATGAAAGAATTTATTTTAGATAAAAAAAGTTTTTTATAATCTTCATGATCATTATAAAAATATTCACCTATACATAAAGGAAAAACAGAATGTATCATAAAAAATCTACAAAACAACTTTTTGTTTTCATACTGGATGATGTGGCACAGTTTGCTCTTGTTTGCTCAATTCGTATATAAGTTTAACACGATCAATGGCATCTTGCAAGGCAGGATTTCTTTTTGCTTCAAATCTTATATTACGCCATAATTGATTTTCTTTGTGTTCATTATCAATTGAGTAATCAAAACCAACCACAGTTCTTTCCGAGGAACCAGGTTTTCTTGAATAGACAGTGTCGTCAACTCGTTCATATATAAAACTGGCACCTGGTTCTAATTTATCACCAACATTTTGCATAATCAATTACCTCACTTTGTCTAGATATGTCTTTTACAAAAAAAGCACACAGTGGTTTTTCTGTTCCTGTTGTCAAAGGTACTGCTAACAATTGTCCTGGTTTTAGTTTGGGAAAATACCATTTTACATCCTGATAGATATCTATAATTTCTATCTTTTCAAATTCAGGTTTGAAACTTGAAATTGGATTAAAACAAAACACACTAAAACCTCTATCATTTATACTGGTCAATGAGACAACTTCTAAGTCGCCCAGATCAGGTTCTCCAATGAGCACATGCCAATCTACCGGCATCTTGATTACATTATCACCAATCCTTAACACCAAGGCCGGGCTGTTAAAGCTTTCTAAAAAGATCAAAGGTATGTAAAAGTAGTCTGGTGTTCTTCTC